AGCCCTCCATCTCGCTGTCGTATTCCTCGGCCATCTTCTGCATGCCCTCTTTATCCATGGGACCGGCCATCTCTTTCTTGTCCTCCTTGGACTCGTACTCGGCGGGCATGCCGTTGACGCTACGGATCTCGATGTAGGCTTCTCCGTTGTCGAGCTTCTTCAACACACCGCGAACATCATCCAGAACAACCTCATCACCGACCTCTGGCATGGCCTGTTCGCCATCCTCCATGTCGGTGGAGAGAGCCTCGATAGGAATCGAAATCATGGGCGCATTGTTGTCGGCATCTTCGCATCCGCAAGCGGAATGAGAAGGGGCACCACCGATTGCTCGATGATGCCCCTTTGGGCCGACGGCGATCACCATGATGGTGGCCGTCTTGGGTTTCATTACAGCGTGGTCGAGGTCTTCGTGCGATGCACCAGGTACCAGGTCGGGTTGCCGGTGGAACCGGTGTTACCAGCGGCCAGACGGAGCGTGGCGAAGTAGAGCTTCACGCCAACGGTGACGAGCTGGTTCAGCGGGTCGCTCTTGTCCGGGGTGTCGGTGATCACGATCTTCGGGGAGAGCGGATCATCACCGGTCAGGGCGGGGATACCGAACGCCTCGTTGCCGAAGAAGAACGAAGCGATGATGTCCTTGGTAGCAGTAAGACCACCCCCATTGGGGCTGGTAGTATTGATGAACTCGTCAGTATCAGTCGCGGAACCCTTGCTGACAAACGAGTTGGTCTGGGTGACGACGCGGCAGCCGTAGATGGAGCCAACCTCGCCCTTGTAGAACGGCACACCCTTGTTGCCGTAGTTGGAGGCGTTCAACCAGTCGCTGTCGCGCATCAGGTCGCGGGCAACGCGGGGATCGGTGGCGAGGACGTAGCTGCCATTGATCAGCGGGGCGCGATTGCGCTTCAGCCGGGTCATCGAATCGAGGACAGCCGAAGCGGTCATCGTGACGTTCGCAGCGGTGGTATCGGTATTCAGACCAGAGAAGGTCTGGTTCGTCAGCGTGGCCGGGTTTCCGTACACCTTGATACCGCCGGAACCGGCGGCGGTGTTACAGGCATCCGAGTTGTCGAACGCAGGGCCGGCCTGTTCTGGGCCAGTACCAAGAACCGAAGTTCCAACGTGAAGCGACAGGTTGGAACCGATCAGCGTGTTGCGGATCACCGAGTCAACCCAGAGAGCCATGTCCAGACCAGAGGTCTTGGTGGCCTGCTGCAAGCTGTTGAACAGGTCGGTGGCGCGGAGGATGTCCGTGAGGCCGATGACCTGACCGTACTGCGACAGACTCTTGTCGAGCTTGTTCAGCGCGAGAGCGCGGTAGTTGGCCGAGGCGATGGCCGTACCCTCACTCAACGACTGGACACTGCCAATGCTCGGGGCTCCGAAACGGAACATCGAGATGGCCTTGTTGCCATTGTTCTTGGGGATCGGGGCCTTCATGCCGAACTGATCGAGGATCGTCTCCTGAGTGACGATGCTGAGCAGCTCCTTGCTGAAGTAGTTCTGGAACTGGTTAGTAAGCGTGGTTGAGGTCGTGACTGGCATATTTCAGTTGTGGTTGTGCCTTAGGCTGCTTCCCGGTCGAACTCTCGTGACGCTCGCATGAGCGCCTCCCTCTGCTCCTTGAGGGACAGCTTGGAGAAATCCTTCTCCTCGGCCTTGAGTTGTCCTGCCGGAATGCTCTTCCCAATGGCGGTCTTCTGCTGGAGCTTTTCCAACTGTTCCTTGAGAGCCTTGTTCTCGCTCTCAAGCGACTGAGCTTTGCCAGCGGTATCTTGCAGCTTCATCAGTTCAACCGCATGGACGAGTCCATCCGGCATCCCCGTGAGGAACGGCACACGCTGCAAGATCTCAACAGTCCGCTTGTACTCGGCACTCGACTGATCCTTCAACCACGGCTCCTTGTCGGCCAATCGATTGTAGTTGTCAGCCCACTGCTTTGCCATGCGCTCCTGCTGGACCTTCTGCGCCTGCTGGGATGCGGACTTGCGAACCCCCTCGGCCTTGGCTCGCGCTGCCTTGGCCAACTGGGTATCGCCATCAGCATCGAACTCCTTGGCCGCAGCCTCGTAGTCCTCCGCCGTGTAGCCCTTGTCATCCCTGAAGGAATTGGCTTCCGCACTCTGGGATTGCTCCCGCTGCTTCTGCCATTCCTCCCGCTCCCGTTTCACCGCCTCGCGCTCGGCCTTGATGGCCTCCTTCTCGGCGTTGATCTGCTCCCAAGTCTTGGCCTTTCGCTGTTGCTCCTGGGCAAACTTGGAATCCCGCTTCTGCTCAGCGGGCGGCTTCTGCTCCTGCTTACTCTCGCTCTTGGCCGTGTTCTCAACCTCTTTTCCGGCGGACTCCACTTCTGTGGTTTCCTTCTCGGCTGGAGCAACCTCTTGTTTGGTTTCCGGCTGCTCCTTTGCCCGATTGTCGATATCGACACCGGAGTCGAAGTCGTTGGCCAGCGCGAGCATCGCATTGGCATCCATCGCCCCGCTCTGATTCTCTTCTGACATATTGTGCTTTTACTCGTTTGCCGGTCCGCACAGACACAGCAACCGCAACTTGATCCTATGTGTTCGTGGCAGAATCAGGATCATCATCCTGCCCCGTAATTGATTCCTGATCGGCCATCACTTCGATGACCTTCACAAGACTGGCCTGACCCATTGCAAACCCTGCCGAGTATTGCAAATGGTTTCGGTCCGTAATCGCAGAAGCGTTCTGCATCAGGACCGTGTTCAGTAGAGCTTCCTTGAACCGTTTGCCGGTATCGCTCTTGAAGAAATTGTTGAGCGCGATCGCGTCATCCTTGCGCCATGGCAACGGATCAACCCAACGCTGGTGACGCGCAAAAGTCCATGCCGCACGGAGTCGGCCAATGAATGTGATCATCAGCCCTTCTTCCTGCCGGCAGCCGCACGGCGCATGAACTCCGCAGCCCCGAGCTTCTTGCGCCCGATCCATGCCGCCAGAGCCTTCGGATCATCCGCGCCCTCCTTCTTGAGCTGCGTGGCCAACTTGCTGAACTTCGTAGGTTTCTTCTTCATGTGGTTACCATGCCTTGCACGACCAGTGCCTGGGCGTTGTCTTGTCCGTCGCCGTGTCGCAGTTGTGCCGCGCACGAAAGTTCTTCCGCCGACCCGGATCATCCTTCTTGATCTCCATCTTCGGATCACCGAACCGGACCTTGATCACAGTCCCCTTCGGATTGCGGACATACACAGCCTTCTTCTTCGCCTCGCCCGGCGTGTAGAACGGCTTGTTCAACGTGACCTTCTTGCCCTGGTACTCAGCCATATCTCATTCTCCAAATAGCGGCGATTCCTGTATCTCCTTCAACGTCCCATTGCTCCTGGCCTTCTGGAACCGCACCTTCGGCGGAACCCCCTCCTCAAGCTGCTGCATCACAGAAACTGAGGTGGTCACCACAGGCTCAGGCATCTTGATATGAACGACCGGCGGAGGAGGGGGCGGAGGAGTTGGATTCATAGGCTGGAACTCGCCGCACCAATCCATCGCATGGACAGTGGGCCAACAAGTGGGTCTGCTGCTCGGCGGATACCTCCGACAGGTTCCATCCACAGCGCGGTATCGACAATCGTTACAGGTCATTGGACAGCAGGAACAGGGGCCGGGGCCGGGGCCGGGGCCTGCTGGGCCGCGAGCATCCCCGTACTCTCAAAAAACTTCTGGATCTCCTTCCGCAGCTTCCGCGCCTCATTCGTCGCCACCTGTTCGTAAGCCTGGAGCAGACTGTCCAGCCGGCTCATGAACGCATTCTTCGCCACAGGACTCAACACCTGACCCTGCTGCATCGCCCCATTCAGATACTGCATCAACACCCCAATCCTCCCCGCATAGTTCTGACCAGGCTTCGCAGGCACAGGCACACCCACCAAGAGCGTCGGGATCGTCTTCGCCTCATCCTCCAACTCATCCACCTGCTTCTGCCCAGGATCCCGCAACAACCGCTTCACCAGACTCGGATCATCCAACTCCATGATGCTCTTGTCCAACTCCACCTGATCCACCCAAGGCGAGTTCATAAACAACTGCTTCCGGTTGATGGCCTGCTGCACCATCACCTGACGACTCACCATGTCCATCCCACCCTTCGGCTCCAACTCATACTGGTCATGCAACGCAACCGGATCCGCCTCCAACGAATCCTCCGCAAACCGATACCTCAGACTCTTGCTGTCGTACTGCACATACAACGCCCACGCCTGACGATACAGCTTGCCCAACGCCATGCGGAACAGTCGCGCCCGC